GCAGAAAGAGTCTCGATAAGTAGCGTGTCATACTGGTTTGGATCAGTGACTCGCCCAACATAAATCAGGTTGATCGTTGATTCGTCACAAAGAATCTTGCGCCCTTCGACACGATGAACGATGTCATTATGGTCCAGACTTAATACACGCAAACAATAAGGATCAACAGGGAGAGTAAACGCATGCGTAAACTCAAACACAGGAGCCGTAGTGTCTGGTGACAATGTGCGCCTGGTAATTAAAGGATTCCAAGGATGTGCGCGGAATACCGCGTCACGAACAAAGTCATAACGCTGGTTACAGATTCGCGCAGTTTTACTGTCTTCTGTCAGCGAAATAATGTTTGAAGCGCCAATTTGGTTGAGCGCACTGTTACAAATATCAACAACAGAAGCCACGATATACCTCGCTTAGAAAAGGGGGTGCGTCCACCCCCGATTCATTTAGTCAACAACGTAGTACATTGTCAGTTCAATAGTGCCTGTGCCAGCAGCACCGCCCATTGTTACTGTTACAACGAATTCGTTGTCAGCATCTTCGCCATCAAGATCAACTTCTGATCCAGCACCAAGAGCCAAAGTATTCGCTACTTCGACACATTGTCCTGAAGTTGAAGCTGCTGCTGCTTTGTACTCATCACCATCAGCGGCAACAGATGTTCCTGCTGAATTAGTGTAAGCAGCATGGCCTACAGCGAGAGTTGTGCTAGCACCAAGTGCATCGTGACATAACTTGCCATGCAGGATGCGAGCGCCATTAGGCAACGAGAACATCTCAATAACATCACCAGAAGCAAGTGAAGATGCTTCATACTGAGCATGAGCGACTCTCATTGATCCGCCAATTTGATTAGCTTTTACGAACTCAGTTGGATCATCCTGAGTAAGGTCCGTGCGGACGTTAGAGTATACAGTTGCCATGATTCAGGTCTCCTTATGCTGATTCGTCACAGTCGATCTGAACAACCTTCTCTTCCTCCATCCGAGTTGCCCCGAATGTTGCACAGTAGTAAACCTGTGTTGAGTAAGATTTGTCAGCACGCTCGTCAATCTTAGCCATGACATCTTTGCCCACTGCGAGCTTGATGCCATCTTCAGCCCATGCAAAGCATGAACGGATGTTGCCAGACTTAGCCAAACGCGTTGTGACATGGAAGGTAAAGCCTAGGAACTGGTTGATCTCACCCTGTACCAATGCCTTGATTGTATTGTAATCAGAGCTTGTAACAGTTGTGTTGTTCAACAGTGCCTCGATTTGGTCTGGACCAACCGCAATATGGCGAGTGATTGATGGATCGACAGAAGCCAAATCCAAAACTTTCTTCGCCTGAATGAGTTTTGCCAAAGTCAAATCAGCAGATCCATTTGCAATCTGATGAGCTGCAAGCATTGTTGTGCTAGTAGCACCAGACTTACCAGTCTTAGCAGTACCAATAGCTGCGTCAATAATTGCGTCATCCATTGCACGACCCATTGCAGCAGCCGCAGCCATTGCGTAAGTCGATGTTGGATCAATCAGCATACGAACCTTATCTGCATCATCGATAAGATCTGCCCACTCGTAAGAATCCATTGTGACCATTCTGCGTGAATGTGGAGTCTCAACAAGCGGAGTGTCACCGTGGCGTGAAGTACGCTTAACGGCTGCAGCAGCGCCTACCTGATCGAAAAATGCTTTCTCACCTGTCACTGATTCCTCAGAGACAGCACCGCGCAGCAATGAACCACGCTGCTGTGAGAGCAGTTGGACGTTGCTGCTAAACTGCTGCACGAATGCAGTTGTAACTTGAGTAGACATAATTGTCCCCTTTTACAGTTAGCTAAAACAAAGTCTCGCTACCCTGCAAGGCAGGACGAATTTTTAAGTAAATGTTACGGCTTTGCCGACAGGGGCTTTCGCTTGTCCTGATTTCCGCCCCCTGACTTGCGTTGCTTCTTTGGGAGCCTCAGCTTTCTCCAAAGGTTGCAAACACCAATCAAGGTGCTTTTGCGCTTCAGAGAGAATATCTCTCATCTGCGCCATTGTACTGTGTGCCAGTGTAACCCGTAAGACTTCAAGTTTGAACTCTTTGTCATCCATTGGTTATCTCCCTAAACTTCATAGCCTCCTGTACATACCAATCATGTTCAGGATGCCTGTTGTCCCAATAGGGGGAGTTACTGGCAGTAAGTTCAGATAATTTATCACGCGCTTGATCTGGTGTTAAGCCTCCATTGGTTTTTACACCCTCAAGAGTATCCTCGCCTAAACGCTCGCGCATAAATGCGCCGATGTTAGCCATCATGCGAATCACATCAGGATTGTCGCCAAGAAGTGTCCCGTCAGCTAACTGAACTTCCATCAATTCTGGCGATCCAAACTCTTCAACCACGCCATTACCTAGCGCCATGCGGTCATCAAACGCTTGACCAAACTCTCTGCGCAAATCAGTTTCAACCTGCTGAACATATGCCTCTTGGTCAACAGCA